GTTTCAGTATTTCCAGAAACCATAGCACCGATCAGATCCTGTAGATCCTCAGTATTTACAGATAGCGTAACATCGCCCTGGCTGGCATCGGCATCTATTCCAGTTCCGCCTGTAATTGATTGCACTGCTACACTAGAAACATCAACCCAATCTGTACCAGTTAAAGTACTTTTTAGAATCTGCCCATCTGTGCCTGGCGAATTTAGAGAATCTTTTATAGCACCATCTACTCTGAGATCACCCTCTACTCTGAGATCTCCATCTGTATTTACATGAAGTCCAAGCTCATTGCCCACCCCATCGGTGAGCTGCTTATCAGTTGCACCTATCTCATCGTTATCAATCGCTTTTACTATTGATTGATATGTATCTTTTATTTTATTGCCAGTGTATGATGCCATCTAAGTATTTTCTACAAATTTAAGGATTTTTAACTATCCCAATTATCCTCTATATCTTCAAATCTATCATTACGCCTATGCCAGAATAGATCTTTTATTTTTTCAATAACCTTTTTACGAAACCTACCAGCTTTCTGCTTTAATGTTCTCTGTACTCCTATCATTGTGGTACATGGCGCAAATAAGCTATTATATGCCCTTTAGTTAGTGTTAGATCAGTAAAGTTGCCATAAATAATCTGCCCATCTAAAAGATCATAATTAACTAAATCTGTATCACCAGCTGGCGTATCATTAGTGCCGCTAAAAGTTGCTGAAATAATGCACTCTATCATACAATAATACTCACCGCTGGGCGTTGTAAGGTTTTCAGTATTTTTTATCAAAGTGCGCATACCGAAATCACCAAAGCTCATTCGGTGAAAGTTATTAGCTGAGTATAGATCTTTTGTTGCCATTATTTCGTTTTATCTTTTAGTTTCTCATATGTTCTTAATCCACCTAAACCTAGCATCCCCATTAGTACTGTGAAAAGGCTGTTTGTATCAAACTCTACTGGATCAATGTCAGTATAAGCTATCAGCAATGGCATTACTATATAATGAAAGCCAAAAGCAGCTGCGCAAATCCAGCCGACCATCGGTCGCCAGCCACTAACAAAAATACTCCTATTCTGAGCCTCTACTTTATTAATCTCTGCCTGGAGTTCTATAAGGCGCTGAGGATCCATCTCTTTGCCTTTTATCGCCTCACGAATATCTAAAGCTAAACCACCTAAATTAGTGTTGCCTTTATTGCCTTTGCCCAGTAGAGATAATAAAAATTTAAACATAGATTTCATATGTAGTTTTTCTGCCTTTCTTTACAGCTCTAAGTACATTGCCTCGATTAGCTCTTGGACCTACATAAGATACATGAACCCAATCTGGATTATCATCATCCCCATGCTCCCAGATTAATTGATCGAAATCTAATTCATCTTTGATGTAATTAAATAACTCTGCATTAGTTTTCATACCAGTTGCATCTATATCAATAGCTTGCCCTTTGGTGTGCTGAGATGTACGCTTTGATCTGATTGCATCACAAAGATCTGGCGATCTATAAAAACTATTTACTCTGATCGGCTCGCCTGCCCATTCTCTGAGCGGCTCGAATACATTTTTGGCAAGTTTTTTCATGTTTTGCACAGCGCCCTCGTTTGGAGTATTCTCTATCTCTTTTTTCTCCGCTGTGGCTGAGTGAGTTGCTTCCCTCCAGCTGATATGTTTGCTGATAAATCTCATCGCTTATTTTTTTAGCTTTTTAATTTCCTCTTTGATATCGGCAAATTTATCCTCTACCCAATCTGGTATCTTATTTCCGTTCTCATCCTTAACAATGTTATAAGATGCTAATACCATAGCGATTGCTGAGATTGCAATAACTCCAGCGATAATAATCATAATTGTATCCATATTTATTGTGTTTGAATTAAAGTTTAAAGTATTTCCTACAGTTCCTGTTTTCACCTACGCTTATCCTTTTGGATCCATTCTAAATCTTTCATAAAATCTCTCATTTCGAGTTTCATAGATTTAACCTCATCCTCAAGGTTTCTCTGGTTTTTCCAGGTGTATTCTTTTTGATTATATTTTAATTTAGAAACTTCCTCCTCTGCAATAGTAATCCTATTTGAGAGTGTATAATATGATCCTATAATAGATGCAAACATAGCAGCTATCGTAATTATTTGGGTTAGCGAGATGCTGATATCAGCCTTTCCATCGCCATCGAGATCGATTCTACTCATTTTCTTTTATTTAGTTTATCGCTTATTTGTATAACAGTCCAAACTAATGATGCTAGTAGAACAAGCGTTGTTAAAATTGAATTTATATTCACTAATGATATCCCTAATGCTGATAAGTTAATTCCCCAGATTTTTAAATTCTCCATTTTCATAATTGTTCTACTCTGTTAGAGATGCTTAATACAGCTCTAAAGTACGTTTTATCTACACCATCTTCATATAGGTAGCTCGTTCCCTCGTTTGTGCAAGTGTAAACATTAAATCCATCAGCGCTCAAATCGAAATAATTATCTGATCTAGTGCGGATTAAATCTAATATTTCTGATGCTATTTGATTGGCTTGTAGCTCTCCGCCATCATCACCGATAAAAGATGTAACCACTTCAATTCTGGTAGCGCAATCTAGCATAAAGCTATCAGCATTCTGATCTACCTCATTAGAATCTACTGAGTAAACTCGTATATATGGCTCAGAGGCATCATTAGGCACTCTATTATAAATTGGTACATAACTGCCATTAACAGTAATTGCATCTGTTAGGCGGTTTATAATCGCTCTCCTTATGAAATGTATCGCCTCCATTATTTAAGTAAGTTATTTATTTTATTATCTATACTAGCTATCATCTTTTTAATTCCTTTGTTTACACTAGGATAGAAAAATGGTATCTCAGCTCCTGGGCGTTTTGGATTTTTACTACCAAACTCTACATATCCAGAATATGGTGCATCAGATCTTATCTCAGCTTGTTTATTATTTACTACAGCTTTTATATTTTTTCTTAGATTGCCAGTATCTACTGGAGCAATCTTTTTCATATCTCTAGCAATACCTAAAGCGCCTTTACCAATCTCTGTAGAAAGCTCTTGAGTATCTACACCTTTGAGCTTGGCTAATTTTGCCTGGAGCTTGTTATAATCCGATTTATTTAATTCTACTCTCATTAATCTAATTTAACCGCTTGCACTACAGTAAAAAAATCCTGTTTACTGTCATAGATTCCGCTTATTCTATATAAACCATCTTTGCCCTCTATCTTAATTAGATCATTATCCAGGATTTGATCTGCTGCCTTTTTCCTTAGCTCTAATTCAATAAAAACCTGGCGACCTCGTTTACCCTCAGTATCTGTTATATCGCCCTTTACATCCTTTTTGTTTGCCCATAGCGTTTCTACAGTTGCATTTGTGGAAGTAGTACCGCCAAACCCATCAGATGTTTTGGTTAATCTTTTTACTTCGATTCTAGTATTTAATCTACCAGCTCCCATTTAGAAATACATCGTTTTAAATGATTGCAAAATATCTTTAGTTTTTACTGGAACTTCATTTACAGCGCCCTCTACAAAATCAGCTCTGTAATCATAAAGGCTCGATACTAAATGTAATATAGCGTGTTTTACAAGCTCATGAGTTAATCCGCTAGTAATATAGGTTACCTTTACCTCTTTAGCTGGTAGTGATCCTATTTGGATAATAGTATCATCTAAACCATAGGTATCATAATCTACAGCAGTTCCCTCAGATGTAACTGATGAAATTGAGGTAATGGGCGCAAATGGCAAAGTAAAGCGCTGATCAACTTCCTGGAGGTAGAATGTTCTATTTTTTGCCACTATATCTTTTCCAATATAGTTTTCGCACCATTCTCTAGCAGTTGTAATCATCTGATCTATGATAGTATCATCTGCGCTAGTATCGATGCGAACAAAATCTTTTACATTCTGAGTAGTTACTACTTCACTGCCAGTTACAGAGTTGATCTTAATATCGTGCATTATTTCTTAGCTTTAGTGGTACGCTTTTTAGGAGTTTTAGCTTCTTTGGTTTCCTTTACTGCTTTCTCCTCTTTATACTCCTCACCGATACCCTTTATGATGTATTGGCGTGCTACTTTAGGATCCAGCTCTAAGATTTCACCCTCTTTGCGCCACCCAGCACCAGAGTAAACATCTTTAATCATTTTAATTTTCATAATGAATATATTTACCACAAAGATAAAAAAAAAGCGCCACTGTAATTGTAGCGCTTTAATAGTAAACCAAACAAACTATGATAGAAAAAATTTTCTACTCAAATGCAAAGTTATTAAAATATTTTTTGTTCTTACCAGTTAGCGAAACTCTTATCGATTGCATTTTTCCAGTATTTTTAAAAATAAACCACCCATTATAGAAATCACTCCATACCGCAAAATAATCAATGCTATCTTTAGTGTAGCTACGTTTATTGTTTTGGATAGGTACATTAACGCTATTCTGGCGATCATTAGAGGGAGTTTTTGTAGATGATTTTATTTGAACCTTTAGGAGGCGATGCCCTGTATCCACTATACAATCGTAAAGGGATGAATCTATAAGAGGCATGGATACCTGGTAGTTACGTTTCATGCACTCAGTGGCGAATAAGTATTCCGCCAAACAACCTCTCTGGTTATTGTCCACGAACTCAAAGCTACAAAAAAAACCCTAGATAGTATTTTACCTAGGGTTTACTTCAA